TTTCTAATTTTTCCTTTTGTTGGTCCTTCTTCTACATAAGGTTTATCCCAACTATCACAATGCCAATCATAATATTGACCTTTTTTATATTTTGTAAACTGACAAGATTCTGACCAATCCCAATCAAAATTCCAACCTGCATTTATATTTGCTTGTCTTACATAAGGTTGTATTTCTTTATAGATCCATCTATCATTCATCCAAACGATATTAGAATCTCTTTTCTTTTTTAAATTCTCTACTTCTTTTTCTGTTAGTGGTGCTTTCTTTAAATCTCTATCTCTACCAAAGCCACCTGTAATAGCCATAACTTCTCTTTCTTTTTCTGCTTTACCATATTGCACAATCATATCGCAGATTCTTGGTGGAATAGCAGATTGGAAGTACCAATAATAATTAGATATATTCATAACCGATAGTAAGTATTGTATTTAATTTTTTAGATGTATTCTCTGTAATGCAATATTTATTTGTTGCAGGAAACATAATGAAATGATTGTTCTTAATAGGTAAATGCCAAGTTCTATTTTTTCTTCTGTTGTCATCGTATTCAATAATAAGTTCACAAGAATTATCTTCAACATCTACACCATAAACTAATGTGTAATCAGGTGAATTTCTTAAATCTACAGGATCAACTAAATGTCTTGTAAAAGATTGTTCTCTAGGATGCATAACATTTCCATGTTCAAATTTTTGCACCAATGTAAAACCATATTCAACTTTAATATGATCTCTTAAATAATCTTTTAACCAAGTCAATGGTTGAGAATATGGAACTTGATAATCTTTGTAAGCGTATGCTTGAGGATTATTATTAATTCTTTTTTGATTTATGAATGAAGTTAGAATATCGCCTTTGATACGATCTCTATTAATTTCAAATCCTTTAGGAGATGCTATCTCACCAAAATATAAATCTATTTCTGACAGTACTTTCTTTTGCATACCTAATAGGTATGTAATCAATTAAACTGTAATTGTCAAGATTAACTTCTAGCTGTTTTATCCCAAGCTTGAGTAGACTCATTCCATACATAGTAATGAGTAGTTTGTTCTGCTTCAGGTAATGCTGGAGCATCACCAATAGGTGATTGCCATCTAGCTTCAGATACATTTAATACCCAACTAGCGTAAGGTTTCTTACCAATGAAAATATCATTATCTTCATCATAAGTCATACCTATTCCTGCGTAATTACCTCTTAAAGGTGTTCCGCCATTTTTGTGTTGTCCGCCAGATGTATTGTAAGATGTTTTTTTCCAAAGTGGCCAGTTATGGATTCTTTCCAAGAACTGTCTTCCTACTTCTTCATCTTCAACACCACTAGCATTTAAGCAATCACTGTCTGATACGACATGAACTGCTATCACTTTGCTGTTGATTCCTAGTTTTGCATAATGTGCCATATTGTTCTCCTTATATGTTATTTTTAAATTTAAATCAACTATTGAAATTTGTACCTTATAATTACTATTCCTGAACCACCATTACCACCACCTTCACTTGTACCTGGCCCTGGATGCCAACCACCACCTCCTGCACCTCCAGTATTTACAGTTCCTGGAACACCTCCAGTTCCTGAAGCAGCTCCGCCTGCTCCACCACCACCTGCTCCACCTGATCCTGGAGTTCCAGAAGGTGTAAAAAAACTTCCACCTCCACCACCACCATAAACTGTTGGACTTGTTGAAATTGAAGTAGTTGCTCCTGCACCACCTGCTCCAGCTGTACCAGGATTTGTTCCGTTTCCGCCAACTGCTGTTGCTCCTCCACCACCAGCTGCACCATATGATGGACTAGAAGAAGCTCCAACACCACCATTATTTCCTTGTGGTGGACTTGTAGGAGGTGTGTTACCTAAACCAGCAGCATTACCATTAGCAGAACCACCACCAGAACCACCAGATTCTTTATCATCAGCTATAGCAGATGAACCTTTTCCTCCACCTGCTGATGTTATTGTTGAAAAAATTGAAGGTGATCCTGATGATCCAACAGTAAAAGGACCTGGCCATCCACCTGTAGTATCTCCATTTCCACCACCACCAACAGTTATTGGATAAGTTGTAGCTGTAACTGGTAAAGATGTAGCACTAGCTAAAGGACTAGCTGTGTAACATCCAGATGTTGTTCCACAATGAGATTCTCTAAAACCTCCAGCACCACCGCCAGAAGCTCTTATAGCTCCACCGCCACCACCACCAGCAACAACTAAATAATCTACGTTTGCGTAAGTAGGAGAAGAAGCTGATGAAACTGTAAAAGTACCATCAGAAGTGAAAGTGTGAATTTTATAATCTCCACAAGTTGTAACAGTTCCACCTGTTGCTACTATATAAATATTTCCAGTAACTGATGAAGTTGAGTCATTAATATCCTGCCAACCTTTTGTAGCGTCTACATAAATTAAAGTTACTGATTGACCTTGCGTACTTAAATTAGCTGTTGCACATACACCATTAATTTTACTTCCATTATTACATAACGTCACATTATTTGTTTGCCAAGTGTTTCCATAATCTTTTAAAGCTATGATTGCACCAGCAGAAGGCGTTGCAGGTAAAGTTACAGTAACAGCTCCACAAGTAGTATTAACAAAATAACCTGAACCATTAGCTGCTGTAAAAGGAGAAGTTTTTACTGTTGTACAATAATCAACTCCACCTGATCTACCAAATCCTGTTGCCGTTACACCAGCGCCTAGAACAACTGAATCGCCAGAAGCTCCTAATGTAATCGTTGTGCTACATTGATTGATTATATTAGCACCGCCTGTAGTTTGAATATTATCTGTTTTAATTATACTTGCCATAATTTTTTATACTTTTAACATATCTTTTTATTGATATCTATACCTTATAATTACTATTCCTGAACCTCCTGCAGCTCCAGCTGAACCAGTAGTTCCATATCCTCCACCTCCACCCCCGCTTCCACTATTAGCTAATGCAGCACTTGCAGGACTATCACTATTTGTACCATCTCCTCCTCCACCTGTTCCACCTGATCCAGGACCACCTGCTGCTGAAAAAGCTCCCCCTCCACCACCAGCTGCAACATATCTACCTGGAGCTGGTCCTGCTTCACCATATGAGGCAGGTATTAAATTACTATTTGTTCCAATTCCACCAGGACCACCTGATCCACTATTAGCTACATTTGATCCTGCGGCACCTGCGCCACCTCCACCTGAACCTAAATAAGTTCCTGGAGTAGGTCCGTTAGTACCACTTCCTCCTGGATTACCTTGAGGCGGACTTGTTGGAGGTGTATTACCTGTTCCTCCTGTAAATGGAGTTGGCCAAGCTTGCCCTGCACCTCCTCCAGAACCTCCTGGATTACCATTTCCAGGACCTGCATTACCTGCACCTCCACCTGTTGATGTAATAGTTGAAAAAATTGAATTAGATCCTGAAACATTTTCAGCTCCTCCTCCCCCAACTGTTATTGGATAAGTTGTTGCTGTTACTGATAAAGAAGTTGAACTTGCTAAAGGAGAAGCTGTGTAACAACCTGATGTTGTTGAACAATAAGATTCTCTATAGCCTCCTGCACCTCCACCACCTGAAACACCTGAACCTCCTCCACCAGCTCCACCAGCTAATACTAAATAATCTACATAAGCATTAGTAGGTATGCCTGCTGAACAAACTGTAAAAGTTGAATCTGATGTAAACGTATGAATTTTATAATTCCCACAAGTTGTAACTGTACCACCAGTTGCTACAAGATATGGATTACCAGTAACAGCTGCAGAAGAATCTTGTATGTCCTGCCAACCTTTTGTTGCATCAACATAAATTAAAGTTACGGACTGTGAATCTGTATTTAGTGTTGCTGTTGCACAGACACCATTTATTTTAGATGAGTTATTACAAATTGTTACATTGTTCGTTGTCCACGTTCCACCATAATCTTTTAATGAGATAATATCTCCTGCAGATGGAGATGCAGGTAATGTAACTGTTATTGCACCACAAGTAGTATTGACAAAATATCCTGTGCCATTTGCACCTGTGAACGGTGCTGTTTTAGCAGTTGTACACCAATCAACAAAACTACTTACAGCAAAACCTGTTGAAGTTGCGCCGCATGCTAAAGTGACAGTTGTTCCACAACTACCTAATGTGATTGTTAATCCAGATTTATTTATGATGTTTGATGTGCTTGATGTTTTCTGGATTTGATTTACTTTAAGAATACTAGGCATGGCATGTTATTGATACTTGTACCTAATGATTACGATTCCTGAACCGCCACTACCAGCAACTCCACAACCACAACCAGCAGTTCCACCGCCACCACCTCCTGTATTTACAGTACCTGATGTTGCAGCAGTTGATGGTGCTGTGCCTGCTGATCCACCGCCACCTAATCCTCCAGCAGCTCCTGGTAAGTAAGTTGCACCTGAACCTCCACCACCTCCATAAGATGTAGGTGAACCTGAAATTGAAGTTGTTACTCCATCTCCTCCTACACTATTATTTGTATTTGATGGAGAAGAACCTCCAACAGCACCAGCTCCTCCGCCACCACCACCAACTCTATAAGTTGCACCATCTGAACTACCAACTCCTCCATTATTACCTTGAGATGGACTTGTTGGTGGAGTATTTCCTGAACCTCCTGGATACGTTGTAGCACCCAATGTTCCACCACCCCCTCCTGATCCACCAGGAGCACCAGTTTTTGCTGCACAAACATTACCTAAAGCTCCACCTCCACCACCTGTTGATGTGATTGTGCTAAAAACTGAATTTGATCCTGAAGGACCTATGACAGATGAAGGTGCAGGTGCTGCTGTAGCTCCTGCACCAACAGTAATTGGATAAGAAGTAATACTAACTGGCAAAGATGTAGCACTTGCTAAAGGGCTAGCCGTATAACATCCAGATGTTGTTGAACAATAAGATTCTCTGTAACCTCCAGCTCCACCTCCAGCTCCATGATCCCCATGAGCTCCTCCAGCACCTCCACCTGCGACTACTAAATAATCAACATTATTATTAGCTGGAGTTGGTGCAGAACAAATTGTAAATGTTCCATCTGAAGTAAAAGTATGAATTTTGTAATTTCCACAACAAGTTATTGTTCCACCTGTTGCAACAATATAAGTTGGAGTTGCTGTTACATTAGAAGTTGAATCCATTGTATTTTTCCAACCTCTTGTAGCGTCAACATATACTAAAGTTATTGACTGTCCTTGCGTACTTAATGATGCTGTGGAACATATTCCATTAATTTTAGAACTATTATTACAAATTGTAAGATTATTTGTATTAAAAGTTGAAGCATAATCAGCTATTGAAATAATATCCCCAGCACTAGGACTAACAGGTAATGTAACTGTAACCGCACCGCAAGTTGTATTAACAAAATAACCTTTACCACTAACACCTGTAAATGGTGATGTCTTTGCAGTAGTACACCAATCAACTGTACCTGTTCTACCAAAGCCAGATTGTGTAGCACCTGCACCAAGTGTAACTGTTGTTCCACAGCCACCTAATGTTAGT